GCCTGTCCCGCGATCCTCAGGCGAGAGCCTGGTGGGCAGGCCTGCTTCGCGCCGCGTCGAGCCCGGGAGCCATCAAGGGAGTGCTGGTGGCGTTGCGCGACATGGATGTGCGGCCTCTCCTGGGCCGCATTTCAGTACCGACCTTGGTGCTGCATCGTCACGACGACCGCGCCGTTCGCATAGGCGCAGGTCGGCATCTCGCCAGCCACATCGCGCACGCGCGATTCGTCGAGCTCGACGGTGCCGATCACTGGCCCTTCGCGGGCGATCAGCAACCCGTTCTGGACAAGCTCAAGCAATTTGTCGGCAGTCTCGCGGGGTAACTGTGACCGAGAGATGCTGCACAACGCGGCTTGGGCAGAGTGAGATTCGGAGGAAATCCGCTGCATCAACGCGCGTGTAATGGTCCGATATGCCTTGTCCTTTCCCATCGCTTCCCGTGGGCGCGATAGAGGCCACGTCTGTGCAGGCACTTCCGCAGACCGGTATAGGCATGGCGCATGCTCGAAGCGTCAGTCCGCCGCCGCGTGCCCGTCTGCCGCGTGTGTGCGTGGTCGGTCTGATCAACCAGCAGGAACACGACGTGGCCGCCGCATTTGATGGCGTCATTGAATTCATTTTCGTCAAGGCACAGCGTACGGGCGGCGGTGGTCATGGCGGCGCCGGGATGCTCACCAGGAGTGCGAGTTCTGACCTCGTTATTGCCATGACCGACTTTATCGGCCACGACGTGGAAGCGTCGGCGAAGCACCTGCACGTCCCCTACGAGCGGGTCAAGGGAAGTGTCTCCGCGCTCAAGCGATGGCTCAGGGAATGGCTGGCAACGGGCACACCACAGCAGGAGAACCGGGAATCATGCGCGACATGAAAGAGCGGGCCGTAGAGCGGCTAAACCTTGCGCAACTCGAAGCCGCGAAACGCGAGGGTTACAAGGATGGATTCCACGCAGGCCAGCGCGCGGCCTGCGAACGCGCGTATCTGGATGGACACCGGCAAGGCATGGCGTCAGGGAAGGCCTTCATGCGCGCCATCCGGCACCGGTGACGTAATCTCGACCGCAATGAGGAGAAACGCAATCATGAGGAATAGCATCGCGAACGATGTAGAAGCGGTGTTCGCACGGGCGCTCGTCAAGGCGGCGATAACCTTTGCGCCATCGGTCGATGCGCTGCGTCTGGAAGTTGCCCGGCACATGCTCAGCGAGCAGGGGTTGCCCGATCTTGCCGCCGTGTTTCCGGCGGGCGAGGCCGCGGCGAAAGTGACGATGCGCAAGACGGCGGCCGTGACGGATATGTCAGTCAGGACAAAGCGCGCGAAACGCCGTGCGCTGGAGCCTTCGACTCCGATCCGCGTTGCGCTCGCGGGCGTGCCCCGTCACGGCGCGTTCGCGGCGAACGGTATCGACACACTTGAGCAAGCGACCGCGTACAGCAGAAACGAGCTGGCCGCAATTCCAGGCATCGGCCCCGGTCTGATTGCCGCTCTTGATGACGCGTTGGCGCGCGCGTCCCTGGAGCTTCGCGCCGACGCATAGCGCGTTGGCGCAAGCGGGAATCGGTTAGCAGCAAGCGCGCGGCATTGGTCCCTCACATGCCGCGTGTGTGTTTTAAGTCCGCCTTCGCGCGGGCATTTTTTTGAGGCCGAAAATGTTGAATGCTGAGAGGTTCGGGCTGGGACTTAACATCCGGCACTTCATGAATCTGACCGGCTGGAATCAGTCGCAAATTGCGCAACTGATGCAACCGTATATCGAAGAGGTCAATCTCAAACAGTTGAAACACTCAATCAGTATTGTGGTGTTGCGCAGACAACGGCGCTGGAAATACTCCAGTGAATTCGCCTTCGCGTTCGGCCTGCCGGAACAGGCGCTGCTTGTCGAAGATTGGCGTCAATACGAGACGCTGTCGAGCTTTCAGCGACACTACAGTTTTAATCGTTATGACGTGATCCGCCGCTCGAACGTACAACTTGCGAAGCGGTGGAGCGACACACCCGAAAAGGGACCGTTGCCCCTGCTGTATTTTCGTGATGTGCGCCAAGACAAAGAACCGTCGTAGCTGACTCCAGATAAAAAGACGCCCGCATCCAGCGGGCGTCAAAAAAGCAGGCGGCGAAAAAGGGCAACGCCACATTCCGATTCCATATCGTTACATCGTTAATTCATCAAGCTGCTCTTTCGAACGTTGCACCATTCGCGCAATGCATCGCGGACTTCCTCGATCACCTGAGTCCAATTGCCCAGCTCGCGCTGACGGAACAGCCGCATGGACGGATACCAGGGGCTATCCTTGCACCCAGCAAGCCATCTCCATTCCGTGTATGCGGGAATAAGCACCCACACGGGCAGGCCAGCGGCCCCGGCCAGATGTGCGACCGACGTATCGACGGTGATTACCAAGTCGAGACAGTTAAGTATCGCAAGGGTATCCGTGAAATCTTCAATAGCGGGCCCGAGCGTGTACACATCTAGAGTATCCGACAGCGCTTCGCTTTCGCGTTCACACTCGCCTTTCTGAACCGAGAACCATGTCGTGCCTGGATGCGAGAATAGCGGAATAAACGCCTCTATTCTGATTGACCTGAACCGATCTAGAACGCTTCCCGGACCACCCGCCCAAACGACACCGATTTTTGGGTTACTCGCAGGTGCTGATCGCTGTAATAGTGCATCTATCCGCGCACGCCAGTGCCCTATTCTGTCCTGCGATGCCGCGATGTACGGCATGACGATAGGCAACATCGATAACTCAAGTTGCATATGCTCTGGCATTCTCAGCATATGACTCCAGTAATCATATGGTCCCGTTGGCATGCTGGTCCAAACTGACTGTATTGCCGACATGCTCGCCGCAATTCCTGCAATGGGTTGGCTAACCATCACGTCAACAATTGCGCCTTGCTGATATAGCCACTCAGCGAAGCGGATTAACTGTATCTCGTCGCCTCGACCCTCCTCGCCGACGAGTAGGAACCGGCAACCGCTAACAGCCTCGCCGTTCCATATTCGAAATTGTGGAAAAACTCGCGTCGCCCGCGCTAAAGATGTTGTGTATAAAATATTGTGCCTCGCCCAACCATTCTTGAAGTCACCGCAGCTAATTTCGAGAATCGCAAGCTGAAATTGATTCACTGGGTTGGACGGCGCAAGTCTTACTGCTTCCCTGCTATGGACCATAGCTTCCGCGATACGTCCGCGTACGCTCAAAGCGTGCGCCGCATAAACATGCAATATGACGCGCAGAGGATCAATCTCAAGTCCCGAGCGGGCAGCACTTAGCATATCTTCAAAGCGGTCCACTTTATACATCGCGAGACTTAGCGCCTCCAATGCATCAGCGTCGGCTGCCTGCCGGGCAATGCCGCCACCTGTTCCGTTGGAATTATGAGTAGTGAGTTCAGACATTTCCGAAGGTAATTAGAAATACTCCAGCACGCCGCGATGGTGATGCCGGAGTATCTTTCACGGCACAGAACTTAGGGAGTGTAGATAGCGTAAATCACGTCATCATTAAGATCCGTACTAGGGCTCAGTGCGATGTACCAAACGCCTGGCGCAGGTGCTGACATGAAGCATTGCGCTCCGCTTCCTGACGCAAAGACACGCGTACAATTTGCCTTCGCTGCTGTGGGCGAACCCGCGCTCACATACATCGTTCCCGTTTCCAAGCTAGATCGATTCGAGAGATTCACCCTCAGGCTTTTCGCGCCGGCAGGAACGTCGACCTTGAAGTACTTTATGACGCCTTTTTTTGCTGCAAAAAGAAGATTGTTATCGAAAGCTAAGTCCGTCGCCTCAGGTGCGACCACAACAAAGGGTCGCGACACGCGGCTAGTAGCCCCCGTGCTATCGCGTATCGTCAAAGTGACATTGTACGTTCCCGGATGATCATAGTTATGCACTGGATTTGTTAGTTGTGACACAACCAAATCGGAATCGCCTTCGCCAAAATTCCATGTCCTATTCTGGATCGCCGCAGAACCTCTTGCTGTAGATAAGTCCGTGCAGGTTACTTGCATCATCGTGGTGCTTTGCGAACAAGTGAAATCTGCCGCTGCGGGAATCTCACCGGCCTTCGCGGCCGTAACTGCCGCAGTGGCGTCAAGTATTCCTAGTCCCAGGAATTGATCCGGTTGCTTAGGAAATGGCTGTGCATGGCGCGTGATTAGCGTGCGCATTTCTGCGGCGCTTAAAGGCTTCGGTGCAACCGACTGTATAAGGGCAACAACACCGCTAACCATTGGCGTAGCCATGGACGTCCCGGACAAATAGGCGTAGCTCTCTGTACCTAACGACAACACACCCGTGTTATACGTTGAGTAGATGTCGGAGCCCGGCGCAGCAATATCAACAGTAGGTCCGTAGTTCGAAAAGCTACTTCTTGAACCATCCTCCTGTGTGCTGCCGACAGCAATAACCCCACGGCAATTCGCAGGCTGAGCATTCGACGCTTCCGCACTCTCGTTTCCAGCAGCGACCACAACAATTACGCCGTGACTTGTCGCATAGTCAATCGAGTTCTGGAACGCTTTGGAACACATGCCCGCGGATTCAAGGCTTGCGTTAATCACGGTTGCCGGGTGAGAATTCATTGGGATACCCGGAACAAGCCCGCCAGATGCCCACATTATTGCATCAGACGCAGAGGACAGAGCGCCCACGCCATATTGACTAAGCGCGCGAGCAGAAAGTAGCTTTGCAGACGGCGCAATTCCGGCGACGCCAATACCGTTTTGCGATCGGGCGGCCATGATCCCTGCTACATGTGTCCCGTGAAAGTTGACCGCGCGAGTTCCGTTCGAAACACCCGGATTTGAACCACCCGGCGGCCCAAGAAAGGTGAAGTCAAATCCCTCCGGGATGACATTCGCATCGAGGTCGCTATGACTTGTCATACCGTTATCCACCAGTCCGATAACGATTCCCGCTCCCGACGCAATAGTTGATGCCCCGCCCAGACGAATCCCAACGTTTTGTTGTCCTGGATCGAGATTTGAAAAGAGACCCCATTGCATATAATAAAGTGGGTCGTTAGGAATCGGCTGCGCGGCCATCGATACTTCCACGTCCGGTTCGACGTACTCAACGTCCGGGTCCGATGCAACGGCACGCATGAATGCCTTTGTTTCCTTGGCGTTCAGTTTGCGCTCCATAACTACTACGTCGGAGCCAACACCCATCCGGCGTGAATGGTGTGCCCTCGCGGGAAAAGAGCTACGGTATTTGTCGAGCTTCGACTGTACTTCTGACGCCGCTCCGCGCTCTTTTGTACCAGTCTTGTATTTAATGATAAAGCGGTCAATTTCTGTATCAGGGGTGATGCCGCTGTCGTTCATCTTAAAGGCAGTTGCAGCGCTTACGACCGTTGAACTTGCGGCGTCTGCTGCAGCGGCCATTTCTTTGGTTTCTGCCGTGCTGGTGACACCAGAACCCCCATCATTACCTTCACCACAGGCTGCGAGTGCAATCGAAATAAACAAACAGGCGGCAGAGCCATAAACACCGCGCCGCCTTCTGATTAGACACGAGGCGACAACCCGAGCCTCCATTATTCGCGAAATGCATCGCCCACCACTCCATTTGTTTTTCATTCTTTTATCCATTAAATTGCACTGACCATTGACATACCTTCTAATACGAACGATTCGAAGTAGAAATTCCGCTCAATTCTTCTCGGGAGCGAAACTTTATCAACGAAATCATTCGTAATATTTAGACTAACCGTTAGGACTGGAGTGCGCAGCAGGGACTCTCTTGTTTCGACGTGGAAATTTCCCATCGAATCACTCCCTGCACTTTCTGGACAAGTCACTTGCGCAACCCAGCAAGAATGAAAAGACGCCCGCACTGCGCGGGCGTTAAAAAAGGAAGCGGCGAAAATGGCAAACACCGAGGTTGATCATGGAGCCGCTCCTGAAAGTGTCACGGCTGAGGGCTTTCCCAACGGTCCCCAGATGCTTTGTCCCGTGTACAGTAGTTTCATGAGCGCTCCAGGCGCGCAGTCGGCCATACACATAGCTCGACCTTTACTCACCCGTCCGTCGTCACCGATTGGGAAATCGGAATAAATCAACGGTTTTACCGGCATGTTTCCGGGAATCTCAACTGAGTCAGCAGGCATGCGCTCGTTAAGGTCTACGGTATTCTGATTTGTCACATTGATCCATTGATGACTCGAAACATCTATGGATTTTGGAAAGCCATCGTAGCCCATTTTTAGCTGGCAATTTGTCACATACTTATAAATACGCGGCTTCTTAATCGTCGCCGGATAGCATTTCCCGGAAAATTCATAAAATCGATAACCAGACCTCGCGCCATCCGACAAACGAACCTCGTATCCTTCGCGGTCAATCAACATATAATCGAACACTTGATTTTCTGGAGCATAAGGCAGATATGACGGGGCGACATCCGGATCTGGATCGTCGTGCTTGGCACCTATTGAAAATCGGGCTCGAATCGGTGGTTCGCCATTCCACGCGGGAAATTCATCAAGTGAAATGTAATCCTTCTTAAGGACAGGAATAGCTGAAGATCCCGCTGAAACAGTCAGATAATTTATTACATCTGCGTCTTTAGATGCGATATATTTTTTACACCAATCATATCCACCTCCGTACCCCGCAGGAAGAGGCCCAACAGAATGCCTTAAAAATAATTCGCAATGCGGCTTCAATAGTTCGCTGTACGCAATTTTTATATTGTTCACGGACAAATCTCTCGCCACAGCGCATTCGCAGCCGCAAAGAAATAAAGCCAATAATATAAAAAATAATTTTATTCTATTCATCAATATGAGGCTCAACCCAATTTATCCATGGCGTATATACGGCATTGTGCAAAACTTTAGAATCACCATGCAACTCTCTCACTCATGGGTTCCGATACAACACGCGTAGCGGCCCTGCAAACCGGGCGGCGCTTCGTGGGAAGCTGAGCTATAGGCTTGCCTGGCGAAAGATAGCGCAGTCATTCGCCCGAAGCGCGGCTACAAAAGAATTACTGAGTTACATCAGGCTTGGTTAGCTCATCGATCCTCGCTTTCGTAATGCCTTCCATGCACGTCCAGAAATCAATGAAACGTATAGATGCTTGCCCGATTTCGTACACGTTCGCGTAGCACTGATTGTCTCTGTAGCTTTGCCAATGATTTTGTGCCTGTTTGAAATACGGCAAAGCAATCGGGTTATGGTTCTTTCGAAGCTCTACGTCGTTTTTCTCGATTTCCTTTTCAGTCGCTTCGACAGTCTTAGCGAGGGTTGTCTTGGCTGACTCAAACTTGAACTGGGCGCATGTGCTCAGTTCCATCGTTCCCAGATTTTCACTTTTGCAATGCTCGGCGATCTGTTGAGAAGTCTTTCCAGGGAACTGGCTGATTGCTGGTTCTGCTTTTCTGTAGTCGAACGTGGTTCCATAGATTGAAGCCGAATACGCAATGGGAGCGCTGAGCATGTAGAGAGAAGCACCGAAGACGCACACATGCACAAATTTAATGAGTTGCATCATAGACCCCGGTGTCGAACAGACGCGCCTCGCGCTGGCGGCGGCCTGCGACGATATGGGCGATGAAGCCGCGAATCACGTCACGCATGCGATCGTACTCGCCATGATTCAAAAAATCGGCCAAGTACTGCGACCGGGTACCCGGCCACGAATCATGCGGTCCACGGCCGGGGCCGGTGTTGAAGAGGACGGACACCAGCGCATCATATTCGTATTGATAGAGTGGTACGTGAACGTCACGATTGATTGCCCTTTCAGCGGGTTCCCGATCGTGTCGAAAAAGCTCTTTCGCCCGGTCGAGCGTGATAACGCCCCCTAGATGCAGATGGTCTTGCGGCAAGACACGATGCCCTAATCCTACTGTCGGAATGCCGGTTCCATCGTCGTACACCTGCAATATAAAGCCCTGGACAACGGTGAGGTTAGTTGTATGGCCGTAAACCACGTGATGATACGTACCGTTAAGAATTCCGCTCTCAAGGACAGCCATGAACGTTATGCCTTGCGGTGAAAGCTGCCAGGGCTTACATAGCCGGTCAGTTTGGGCGGATACGCATGAGTTCGGGTCCGTATTTGTTGTTGCGTTTGCGAGTGCATCAGGCATTACGCCTCCTGTTTGTGACCAAGATAAATGCGAATAGATTGAGAGCTGGATGTTTCGTGACGCGCAGTATGTCCCTGAGCGTCAGTGACACCATGAACGAGAGAGCCGGATGGCATGCGTACCGTGTAGTAGGTATCAGGGAGTGCCTTACCGGCTGCATCGGTTAGCGTGAACTGTTCGTCGTAGGCTCGTGTCGGTGTACTTGACTGCGCGGGTTCGCTAGCGCTGTCGTTCGAGTAGAAGAACGGCGAACTGCCGCTTGCCAGTATGCGATTTTTTCCACATGGGCAATAAACAGGGTCCAGGTCTTTGACCATTGCCTGACCTTCGTCCATACAGTTATGAGCGGTGCCTCCGACTCGCCATGACCCCTTGCAGTTACCGCACGTTGCCAGGTCTTCGGCTAGTGCGAAGGCTCGGCCGTCTTCGTTGTACCAGCTTGACGAAGGCCCCAGGATACTACCGCCGGTTGTTGTCTTGTCATCCTTTAGTGCGAGCCTTTCCATCATGTGTTCTCCCTGTGACCAAGATAGACCGCTATCCGATGCGCTCCGTCCGTTGCATATCGCTCAGTGCGGCCCATGTGATCGGTTACGCCGTGGACAAGTGAACCGGACGGCAAACGGAGCGTGTAATACGTGTCACGCAAGGCGTTGCCGGTTGCATCGTGAAGGGTAAATTGCTCGTCATACTGGCCCGATTGCGGGTCAACGCTCGCAGACGAACCGGTGTTAGCCACGCTTTCGTCTTCGCCTGGGCGGCGATGATAAAAACAGCTCTCCGACATGGAGATAACGCGATTTTTGCCACAGGGGCATAGAACCTTATCGCCATGAAGTACAACCGGTCGCCCACCATTGCGCATCGCGTATGCAGTGCCGACAATGGGCCACGTGCCTTCGCAGTTACGGCACGTGGCGCGTTCTCCGTTCAGTGCAATCGCTTTCCCGTCGTCTTTCATGTTGTCGTGCATTGCTTGCACTTTCCCGCCCGTGGTGGTCGGATCGCCGAATCTGACTACTGGAATTCGCACTACCCCTCCCTGTGTCCGAGATATAGGGCGACGGGCTGCGCGCCGTGTGTTCGATGTCGCGTCGTGCGGCTCGCACTATCCGTAACGCCGTGGACAAGTGAGCCGCACGAATAACGTAACGTGTAGTAGGTGGCAGGCAACGCGCGTTGCCTGCGTGCCAGCAACGTAAATTGCTCGTCGTAGCATTCCGGCCCGGTGCCTGACTCCGTGTAGCACTCCACAAGATCGTCGTGCCATGTTTCCAGCGCCAGTGCGGCGACGATTTGGCGAGGCGTCGCGCAATGACAACGCACGATGTCGCCATCTAGTGCGGCTTCTCTCACGCTTCGATTGAAGGGGCGACGTGGGCCGCCTGCTTTGGCTATTGCTCCAGTGCTTTTGCACACGTCGCAATACGCCATGCCGCCTATCAGTGCGACTTTGTGGCCGCGCGCGCGAAATCCAAGCGCCTGTTGGTAGTCGGCGATTTCTCCACCGCCGTCCAGCGTGTCGCCAACCACTGCGATTCGACGCCTCATGATTGCCCCCTTACTGGCGCGTCAGTTCGACGCCGTGTTGGTCTACGGGAACAAAAATGGTTGACGTGCGCACGTCACGATGCGGGCTATCGTTAATTACATCGCCGTTTTCCAGCATGCTGCCGACAACGGCAAAGCCCATTTCGGTATTACCCGGCATACCGATGCCGGTAATAATCCGCGCGCGCGTACCGTCCGCATACTCGATGAAATCGCCGATACGGGCTGCCTGCCGCCGCACGTCGCGAACCTCGTAAGCGCCCGTAGCCTCTTTGAGTACGCCGCCTCTTGGCGTGGTTGATCCTTGCACCGCGAAGCGGGCCGAAGGCTCGCGCGACGGCGGCACACAATCAGAATCGAACATGCCCTCAATGGCTTTGCCTTCTTCCACGAAGATTCCGCGGCCTTGCCAGACGGTCGAAATGATCCGGTCGCCGTTACTGATTCCGCTACCGACAAGCGCGGCGGACTTTCCACGAATGACAAGCGCGATTCCCGCTCCGTCCATAATGACAGCCTGGCTACCGTCGCTATAGGTGACGATATCGCCAACGCATGCGACGGGAAGCCCGGCGATGGTCATTCCCGAACCGCTTGTAACGCATCCGCCGCGCTCGGTGCGCGCGCCAATCGTCGCGAGCACGTATTTCGTGCCGTTGCGTTCGTCCTGTTTCGACATATCCGATACTCCCAAAGTAAAAGAGTGCCTCGCAGCGCGGGTTAAATGGCTACAACAGACCACGCTGACACACCATTTCCAGCGCTTGATCGTTCATTAATTTCTTCAGAGAGACAATCAGATAAATACTGAAAATGCTGCAAATCAATGCGTGTCAGCTCGATTTTGTCGAAATTTGACAAATCAAATTCTAAAAATCCGACGCGGCTGATTCATAACGCATCAATACGGCTTCCACCGACACCGTCCGACAGATGAGCTGTCTTTTCCCGCCGCCTCCCGACAAGAATTGCGACAGCCATTACGACACAGAACAGTGCGATGCAACCCGGCGCCACGCAGAGATTCAACAGTGGCAATATGCTGGTCTCTTATGGTGGGAACCAGTACAACTTCACTCTGGACGACAGTTATGGCAGCGGAAGTGACGACTACGACTTCGGGTCTGACTCGACGGGGGATTCATCGGAATACGGCTTCTATATTTGACCGTACAAATTAGTAGTCCATCTTAAATTAATTGCTTTCGCCCAATGTGTTGTCAGGCGCAATGTTCGGTGATGAACAGAAAGCAAAAAAAGGCGCGACGAAAATCGCGCCTTCTCCGTTAGTGCGGCGATTTGCCGCCTGGGGTTAATGAGAGGCGCGTCGCGCGACGTCAGCCAGAAGGTCCGCCGCATGGCGGGCGGTGAGGCGGCTTTGGTGTACGCCCTTTGCATCGAGTGCGATGATCTGGAACAGGTCGTGGTCGGACTCGTTGTTACGTTGATAGTCCTCGCCTGTATCGACCATTAATTGCAGCAACGTTCGTTGCTTGTGTCTTTCTTCGTTCGTCACAGCAGGACTCCTGCATATTGAAGCCGCAAGCGTAATCAGTTTGTCCAGTTGTTCTCTCTGTTTCTCACACAGACGGAAAGCGGCCAGCGCGAGCTTTTCGTATTCGAGTGCATCGACGGGTGGGCGCGAGGTCGATTGCGAATGCTTCTCAGATTTGGTCATGTGCGATATCCAAGTTACGTGTGTGGATCGCCCGATACTCGCTCGCAAAAGGGGTGAGCGGGCACGATAGCGGGGTTAGCAGACCGGGAATGAACCAAACCGGCGAGCCTTGCGGCTCCCCCACCACGGCCCGCCCATAGTAGATGGACGTGCAGGAGTGCGCTGCACGAAAAAGGACGTGCAGCGGTAGCCCGCTTCCTGCGTGTACAGGAGCGGGGGTCATTCACAGGCTGCTAAACCTGACCGTCGTTTTTCAGACGGCACTTAGAAGTATAAATGAACGCTTACGATTTCGCAGTTATTGAGATATGGCAACGGACGACGCCGCAGCGGGCGGAAAGACCTTGGCGGAATGGCCGCCGATATCGGTTACGGTATTCCCGTCGCCTTCAAGATGAATCAGCGTGCAGGCAGCGAGTGTTGCCGCCACCATGACCGCAATCAGGCGGAAGTGTTTCATGATCGTCCTCACAGGTCAGGAACCGCCAGCAGCGTAATGGCTTGCCACCTGTTGCGCGGTGAGTGCCTTGTCATACACGGCAACTTCGCCGATCGTGCCGTTCATCCTGCCCATCGAGCCGCCCGTTGATCCGATCTGCAAGACCGCCTGGACTACGGGAGTCGCGACGGCGGCGACGACAGGGACAACGAGGTATCCATTCAGATACGTCGCGAATCCGGTGGCGCTGTGAACGAGAACACGTGTTGCAGGACGCCGACGCCGGGCGGTGTGAACGCCGGCGCCCACGCATGCGGAAAGTCGTAGTACCGGTACGATGAAGGGCTACTGCCATTGATTGACTGAATCCCCCATTCAAGACCAGCCTGCCAGCCTGCGGCGTTGTAAATCACATTGCCAAGGATACGACACCCCTGCTGGTTGGCATAGCCGCCCACCGGCAGATTGCTGTACGACGCGACGTTGATCCAGCATTCAATCGACCAGGCCGCGCCAGCACAAAACTGGTTCGCGCCACTCACATCGACATAGGCATTGCTCGCGGCCAGTACGAGATACGCACCTTTGACGGCAGGCAGGAGCGCGCCACCGCCGAGCGTGACGGAACCTGTGTAGGTGCCGTCACGGTTGTGGCCGCTGGAATCCTTCGCCACTGTGCCCGCTGTTTCATCGAGTCGCCAGTAAGCGTATGGCCCGGACGCAAGAACAACCTTGTCATAAGGCAGCCTCGCCGACGCCATCAGCAGCCGCCTGGCAAGTCCGGTCATTGATTCTGTCCTGCGACAAAGCCGTAATAGGTCCTTCCACCGTCCTGCGTGTAGAGAACAAATGTATCCTTTCGTCCGGTGGTTCCGCTCGGCGTTGGCGTTGTGCCGCCAGGCCACATGACGCTTGCGGGCCAGGTGATCGACGCGCCCGCCACGTTCGTGATGATCACCACGAACAGGCCCACGCTGCCGGGCTCTGGCGGATTGATGATGGTGAACGTGGTTGAGGGCGCGACCGCCTGAACGTTGAAGACGATTTCCGGCCAGCCCAGTGCAAGTACCGTGAGGTCCAGGGGGACAGTTGCGGCCCCCTGGAGATCGACCACCAGACTCCCGGCCGTCGATAGTGTGCCGTCAAGCGTAATCAGCAGACCCGGGCCAGGCTTTACCGCGCCGAGCGCGGAGAACGTTGCGGGCGTCGCATCGATTTCGATTGTGTTGGAATGGTCAGTGAGCCTAACGCCGGTCCCGTTTTCGAGCGATTTGAAGAGCATGTTGCCGGAAGTCGCGCCGCCGTTGTTTATCAATGAGACCTGTCCCGCTGTAATCGCCGCGGCGTTCATCGCCTGCACGATGCAATTGCCTTGCGCATCGGGCGGCTGGAAATTAACCTCGCGTACACTGCCCAATGCGCTCAGCGTGCCGTCTGCGGCGATGCTCGTTCCCGGCCCGGCAATGACGCCACCCAATACAGTGGTTGTCGCCGGGTGCAGAGCGAACGGCGGCGGCGTGTTGGCGAGGTCGGCAAAATCGCCGCTCGTCGCGACGGCCGCAAGCTGCGGTGCGCCGATCAGGTCGGCATAGTTGATTGACACGGCCACATGCGCGAGCGCGGCAAGCAGTGCCGTTGCGAGCTGGTCCGTTTTCGTAAAATCCGGCGACGCACCGAGCGCGATAGTTGCATTGCGCAGTTCCTCAGTGATCGCGTGATACCACCACTCTCCCGGTACGGTGCCGGAGATCCCGACCAGCGGATTACCGTTCGACGGGAAGCCGCCCGCGTTTTCGTCCGGCGTCGCGGGCGGATCGGCGACCGCGTACGCCTGCCAGTATCGGTCCACACTATGCTCCTTGCTGCTGCGATTCGGGCGGCACGTATGGCCCGATCTCGCCAAACTCACCGGCTACGCATGCGTCGAAAATCTCGCGCCCATGCTCATGCGGATCACCCGGCATCGCGTGAAATGGAACGTAGTCAGCGAACGCGTCGAATTTCACTTCACAGATAATGCTGGTGTGGTCAGCGTCGGCCCAGGCGGGCTCCCTGACATTGCTGACGTCCATCATGCGATCCTCGTCCAGACGGCCCAGTAGTCTCCCGACGATCCGACCGGACCGTTATAGGTATTGCTTATCCATGTACCGGGGCGGCCCGGGAGTGCCATCAACGTACCCTCCGGTTTTGACTGGCTGCCGTCACCGGCCAGCACAATGAACACCACCGCGCCTATCCCGTTGATGGTAAGCGGCTGAAGATTGGTGTTCATCCAGACGCCCGAACTTGAGGTCAGGTAGTCGCCAGCTGGCTGCTTGCCATTGATCTGGTTCTGAAGGCTCTGGTTGACGGCGTTCAGATTGTTCTGGAGGTTACTGGCCGCCTCGTCCAGTTCGGGCTCGAACACGAAGCGCCCTTCGTCAACCGAGTCCACCGTGGCTTTCAGACCGTTCCCGTCCCAACCGATCTTCACGGTATTCGCGAGTTGACCAATGCCGGTTCCCTGCTGAACCGGCGTGAATCCGAGCGGCGCCGGCTTGCCGATCAGGTCGTTGTAATTGATCGAGACAGCCAGATGTGCGAGCGCGGCAAGGAGTGCCGTTGCAAGCTGGTCGGTCTTCGTGAAGTCAGGCGACGCGCCGAGCGCGACAATCGCATGGCGCAGTTCTTCGGTGATCGAGTGGAACCACCACGCGCCCGGCGTCGTCGGTGCCACGGCGGCGGGCAGGCTGCCATCGGTCGGAAAACCGCCTGCATTACTGGCGGGCACGGCGGGGGCCTGTGTCGCGCTATTCGCTTCCCAGTACCGGTCCACGTCAATACCTCTTCAGTGATAGGAGAACGCCAGGACCGTTTGCGCGGGCGCGTAGCGGCGCAGCAGGCATTCGATCATTGTCAGTGTGGGCGACGTACCCCACGCCGATAGCGGCCCGCTTACCGGGTCCGTGACCGTGTGATAGACCGGCGGCGGCGCGCTCACAATAGTGACGAGCCAGCCATGCGCCCAGTCGGTGTTCGCTATCGGTGTCGTGACCTGGCGAATGACCGTGTGAACCGAAAATTCGGTAATCGTGATCGTGTAGCCGAGCGTGGCCGCCAGCGCAATGAAATAGGCTTTTGACTGGCCGCCTGTGCCAATGAGCCGCGCGATAATCTGCGTGCGGTTGTCGTCGTCGTTCTGGAACGGCCCGAAGCATGGATCGGGCAACCCGAGCGAGGCGTTCCATTCCGGCAGAAGCTGGTCGGCGGTCGCCGGAAACGATCCGGCAATCAGGCTCAGTGCATCGCTGTCAATGGTCTCTGGCGTATGCGCCAGGCCGTCGAGTACGGCGGCCTGCGTGCCCCCGCCGCTATCTACATCAGCACGCGTCCACACGCGCCCACGCGGTAGCAGCTTGCGCAGCACGGCGGCGTAGTCCGCATGGCTGAAGCGGGCCGGGACCGTGGTACGGGCAGTGTCTCGGGCGCGCACCCTAGCTCCAGGTGATAACGCCGGGCACAGGCAACGCGCCGGGCGGCAGTGCAACGTCATCGACCGGCGAGAGAATCAGAAAATCATTGATGCCCGATACGGCCGCAATAGCCGACCACAGATGCGCGAGGATGACCGAGCCGCCTGGCCGGCCTTCGCTTTTCATCTGCGCCGCGATGGCCGCGCGCGCGGCGTCCTGCTGCGCGAGCGATACGCCGCGTATGCTCATGTCCACCGCGTGCGCAATCGGCGCGACGACATACACCAGTGCCGTGACCGGACGTAACGGCTGGATCACGTTCGCCACGGTGAGCTGGTCGCCCGTCGCGGGCGTGTCGCGTGGCTCGTCGGACGCGACGCCGTTCGTGCCTTGCGGGAAACCATTGTATTGCGCGTTAGCTGCGTCGAACATGACGTACACAATGACGGTCCCCGCGCCGTAGCCGCTGCCGACGCACCACGCGCGCGTCACGCCGGGAACCGATAGCGCCCATTCGATATAGTCGGCCGATGCGCCGCCCTGAGGCGGGTTCTGGTACACGAACAGCACGCGGGCGCGGTACTCGTCGTTTGTTTCAATGTCCGCGCCGCCAGTAAATGCGGTGGTCGCCGTGCCGGTCGAGTCGATACCGGGAATCGCATTCGCCAGCGTGAATTGCGTCCCCGCTGCACAGTCGCCGTTCGCACCGAGCAGACCGGCCGGGTCCGCGTCCGCTGTCGCGGCAACCGTCACTGAGCCCGCTTCGACCTCGGCGGCATCCGTGACGGTGTAAGGCAGTCCGTCACTGCGCTTGATGGCGGTCCCGGCAGGAATCGCGACGCCGTTTGAGCCGGTGAACAGGATCGCGCCAGCGGATTGCGATGCGCCCTTGCGCAAGACGCGCTTGAGCGCGCCCCATGCTTCGAGAAATTCGTCCGTCGCGGTAAACGGCGTGGCCTGTAGCGCGATCCAGTCGAGATAGCCGTACAGCATGTGCGCGAGCGCAGCCTGTATATCGCCGATGACGCGCAGATTCGAGAAGCGCAACAGGGCATCGGCGCCCGGCAGGTTTGCGTTCAGGTCCTGCGCAGTCTGATTGCGCAGCGCTGTCAGCGTCGGTCGGGAGAAAGGCATGCGCCTTTGCGTCTATGCGCCGGTCCAGACCTGCGGGAAGTTCATTGCGACGCGCACGCCGTCACGGCGGTTTGCGATCACGTTGAGGTCGAGCCGGTTCGGCGTGATCCATTTCGGCGTAATGTCGAAGCGCGCCCCGACGCCGTCATCGAGCATCCATTGGAGCGCCTCGGCCGCGTAGTCGGCGGCGCGTTGCGGCACGTCGCCTGGACCCTTGACGCGATCCAGCAGCCATAGCCGCGAGCCGATTGGATAAGGCGCAGCGCTGCCCCCTGTGTCGCCCCACCAGCCGCGCCGGTCGCCGTCTGGTGTCTCGTCACTTGGTAATGCAAGCCGGTCGGAAAACAGGCTGATCAGCACGGCGGTTTGCAAGTCGTCGCCCGATTGCAGGGACGGGCCGAGTAACCGCCAGTCGCCGAGCATGTCCGCGACTTCCCAGACTGTCGAGATATCGCTCATAGCGGCTGATTGGGGGTGTTGCTGTTGACCGTATCGCCGCCGCCCTGGACGCCCGGAACCGGGTGATGGTGGCCGTTGTAGACAGCACGCGAATTAGCGGCCGTATGCGCGTTCGTGCCGCTGTTATCGAGCATGTCTCCCGCGCATGTGATATCGCCATCGCCGACAATATCGCCGGTGCAATGAAAGAGCGGCGTGTCGGCGGTGATTTCCGGCGCGTTGGTGATCGTGACCGGCTTGCCACCGCCGTCCAGGATGATTCCTGACGCGGAGAGGTGGACAGACTGGCCCTTGTCGTCACTGATGCACACCTCGCCCGGCGCGAGATTGCGAAACCTGTATTGCTGGTTTCCACATGCGATAACCACACCGTTAGTCCGGTCGCCACCGAGGAACACTGCCACCGCATCACTGCCCAGGGGAGGATTCGACTGGAAACCGTACTCAGCGACACGCGGCGTGCTGTCGCGCGTTTCCTTTGCCGATAGCTGCACCTGTACGAGTTGCGCCGCGCCGCTATCGTCGACGCGCGTCAGCCGTCCCCGTCCGAGTGAGCGGACAAGTGTCCAGAAAGAATTTTCCATGACGGGGCTGTCAGTGCTGCGCGAGTGCGGCGGCGGCGTCCTGCGGCAATAGCAGATAGAGAATCGGTTCCGGGTTGAAGGCTTCGGGCGGCATCAACGTCAGTTCGCATGCGGTGCCGCTCGTGTCGCGCCGCCATGTCACTTCACCAATCAGCAGCTTCGCGCCCTCGATCACCTTCAGTTGCGGCAGCGAGAGCGCGGCCAGCGTGTTAGGCACGTAGAGCGCGCCGTCCCTGTCGCGCCACGAACTGGCCGTGATCGTCACGACATTGCCGCGTCCGATGCGCCGGTTGCATTCCCATAGCGCGTGGGCGTTCGACACTTCCGCGCCCGCGTCGCCGTTCTGTGCAACGAATGCCGTGGGGCGAAAGCGCGGCATGGTGTCATCGGCCACCGTGTATTCGGAAAGTGGCTGCTGGCCCGCATCCGTGAAAATGCCGGTGCCGGTCAGATAGACGCGGTATTCACTGAAGCGCTGCGAGAGGTCGCGCGTGTAACTCGCATGTTCGACATTCACGCCGAGCGCGAAGCCGCCCGCCGCTTCAATCGTCGCGAGCGGCCCGATAACGAGGTCGCCGTCCGCGTCCTCATAGCAAAGCACCTGCGCGAGCTTGCACAGCCGGTCAATGACCGCATAGGGCGATTCGCCTACATTGAGGCAGACCTGCGGGTGAACGATGCCCGGCGAAAACGCCTTGACGTGAATGCCGAATGGCTGCGCGAGCTGGGCGGCTATGTCGGCGGTCGTCATGTTGACGAACTGGAATGAATCGAACTGCGCGGCACAATCAACGAGGTC